CTTACTTAGCAGGAGCAGTACTATCTCTTCCGCAGGTATGGATCGCAAAGCAATGGAATATAGTTGCAGTTAACATTAACCTATTAATAGGATACGGAGTGTATCTTTGGAATTTTTAAAATAAAAATTATGTATAAATACGGAGCAAAATTAATAAGAGTAGTCGATGGAGATACAGCAGATGTAATGATCGACTTAGGATTTGACACTTGGGTTAAAGCAAGGTTAAGATTTAAAGGAATTGATACTTGGGAAAAGAGAACTAGAGATTTAGTAGAGAAAGAAAAAGGTAAAGCAGCAAGTGCGTTTACACAAGAGTATCTAGAAAAGAATGAAGGTAAGTTTGTAATTCAATCTTATGGTAAAGGTAAGTATGGTCGAGTACTTGCAGAAATATTCATCGACGGAGAAGACACCTCTTTAAATAAACTACTAATCGAAAATGGTCACGCTAAAGAATACGATGGCGGGAGCAGATAACTTAAAAATAAAAAAATGGCAGAAGTAAAAAATTATCAAGAAGTAGTAGACATTGCATCAAAGCATTTAGGTAAAGTTGGTGGAGACGGGTATAAGGATACCTATTCACCTGAACTATTAGTAAAAGTACCAAGGTATTTAAACAGAGAAGGATACGGATTAACATCAGACAGTTTTGTTGGAGTTGATACATGGAACTGTTATGAAGTATCTGCTATTACTACAAAAGGATTACCAGTTTCAGGAATGTTAAAAATAGTATGTCCTTCAGATAGTGAATATCACGTTGAATCTAAATCTATTAAACTATATTTAAATTCATTTAATATGACCCGTATAGGTGACTGCTCAGCAGACTGTATGGCAGTTATAGAAGCAAGAGTTAAAAGAGATTTAGATGAATTGCTTGAAACTAATACTACAGTTTCTTTCTATGAGTCATCAGAAGAAGGAAAAGCTATATCTTTTGAAGGATATACAGACCTTGGGGATATAGTAGATTTAGATCAAATAGATTTTACAGCTTTTCAATCTGATTCTTCTCAATTAGCAATAGAAGATAATGTTGACGAATCTGTGGATATTAAGTTAAAGTCTAACTTACTTAGATCAAATTGTAGAGTAACGAACCAACCAGACTGGGGAGATGTATTTATAAGAATTAAAGGAAGAGATATTCCAGCAGCAGATGCACTTGCAAAGTATATAGTAAGTCACAGGACTGTAAGTCATTTTCATGAAGAGATTTGCGAAATGGTATTTAAGCACTTACTAGATGCTTATAAGCCGGAACAGTTAATGGTATCATGTTTATATACTAGGAGAGGTGGATTGGATATTAATCCTATAAGAGCAACTCACCAAAGCTTAATACCTGAATTCTTTACTCATCCAGACTTTAGAATTGCTAAAACCTTAAGACAGTAGAATATGGCAGATATTGTAATCGAAGAAGAAGAAGAGTTAATTGCTAAAAGAAAAGCCCCTGGTGATAACTGGGTGTTAGAAATAGATCAAACTAATGTTATAGAAGGATTAGTTATGGCATTAACTATGTACATGAGAGCAACTAAATTCAAAGGTGAATATAGACTAGCTCCTTTAGATGGAAAACTTTTTGCTATTAAGAAACATGAAGTAGAAGTCGTAGAAGAAGAACCAATGAAATTTGATCTATACGGTGAATATTAATGTCGATAAACTTAAAGAAATATTCTCACAAGTACTCCTTCCTTAAAATGGATCTTGAAGATACTACTACTCAAGCAGAAAAGTATATACAAGAGTTTAACACATTTTTTGGAAAGTACTTTGTTGATAAAGGACAAGAAGTCTGGATTAATGAAGAGACAGGAGAAATAAGTAATGAGGATCCTTCTAAGAAGAAAGATAAGAAACCTAAGAAGCAACAACCAGAAAAAATTAAGAAGCTTTATAGAAAATTAAGTACAAAAACACATCCTGATAAAGGAGGAGAAGTAGAAGACTTTAACAAAGTTAAAGAAGCATACAACTCAGGTAACTTAATGGAGCTTCTTCTTTTTGCTGGTAAATATAATGTTAAGGTAGACATTACAGAAGAAGACGAGAAACTACTTACGAAATCTTGCAGTAATCTCGAAGATCAAATACAAGGTTTTAAAAATAGCCCTGCATGGAACTTCTATACAGGTGATAAGAATAAAAGGTACAGTATATTAAAAATGATTGAACAGCAGTTAGGTATAGAAATACCAAAGGAAGATTATCCTGACTTTCTGTTGGAGAATGATTAAATTATTCGTATCTTTATTGTAAATAAAAGGTTATATATATGCAGTTAGAAAAAAAGTACTATACAGTCCAAGACGAAGAGACTCTAAAACTTCTCCATCAACATATTACTGAATCAGATACCATTGCGGTAGATACTGAAACGACTGGTCTTAATCCTCGTAAGAATAAGATTATTGGTTGGTCTGTATCAGGAGATGAAGGTATAGGTTTTTACTTACCTACGTTGATTTATAATAAAGAAACTGATACGCTAGATGTGCAAGAGATTAATGGTAAGTCTACTGAGGTAATCTCTAAAAACTTACTTAAATTACTTATAGGTAAGAAACTAGTATTTCATAATGCTTCGTTTGATGTCCAGTTTATTAAAAACTACTTTGGAGTAGATTTACTTTCCTCTGTATGGGTAGATACTGGCTTATTAGTTCATACTGTTTATGAAGAGGGAGCTTTTGGATTTGGTAATCCTTTTGGTCTTAAGTCAATAGCTATTATGAACCAGAAAGAGTTAGGTTTAGATGTAGAAGAAGCAGCGAATAAAGAGCAGGTAGAACTTAAAGAATCGATTAAAAGTAATGGCGGGTCTACTACTAAAGTTTTATACGAAATCTTTAAAGCAGATTTAGATATACTTAGTAAGTATGCATCTGCGGATACTGATTTAACTTTACGTATATGTAACCTCTACCTTAAGAAGTTAAAAGAGGAAGGCTTAGAGAAGTTCTTCTTTGAAGATGAAGTTATGCCGATATATAGAGAGGTGACTGTACCTATGGAATCTCATGGAGTAGACCTAGATATAGAACTTATCGAAAAAGTACATAGTGAAATAGTCCTAGACCAAAAGGAGAATAAAGAGATAGTAATGAAGTCTTTATTGGATATACCTGCTGTAAAGCAATGGGTAGTCGATACTGCTGCTGATACTTATCCCGTATCTCATAAAGGTAACTGGGCACAGAACCTTATTACACGTTATTCATTACCTATACCTAAATCAGAGAAGACTGGTAAATATTCTTTAACCCAGAAGAATATAGAGGCTTTTGAACCTTCGAATGAAAAAGAAGAGAAGGTGAAGCAGTTCCTACTAACCGGAGACTTGTCCTTCGTTGATGAATTAGAGAGGCATAGGATTTCCATGGCTATGTGGAAAGAAGCTAACGATGGAGACTATATTAATATTCAGTCTAAAAAGCACTTGGGCGAGATCGTCTTCGGTTACATGGGAATTGAACCTAAGGTTAAAGGAGCTAATACTAAATCTGGTCGAGCTAAGTTCGATATGGATATGGTTAAAGAGCTTGCAAAGGATCATTCCTGGGCAGAAAACCTTAGAGTGTATAATAAGTTACTAAAGATTAAATCTACCTACGTAGACAGGTTTAGAGACCGTCAGGAAGATGGTAGATACTATTTCTACTTTAAGCAGAATGGTACTGTATCTGGACGATACGGATCCGATGCTCAACAGTTACCTAAACCTTTAGAAGAAGGAGAAGAAGCTCCTATTATCATGAAGTATGTTAATGTAGTGAGACGTTTCTTAATTGCCGGAAATGGTAGAAAGGTTATTGACGCCGATTACGAATCTCTAGAACCTCATTGCTTTGCTTCTGTTACAGGAGATACAGCATTACAGGAAATATTTAATAAGAACTGGGACTTCTATTCTACTGTTGCAATTAAAACTGAGAGACTAAACGAAGATAAAAAGAGATTCCCTAATGGAGTATCTGCTGATAAGAGTGCTTCTAACTACCTTAAGAAACTTGATGCACCTGCTCGTAATAAAGCTAAAGCATATTCATTAGGTATTGCATACGGTATGGAAGCATATGCTCTTAAAATGACTCTAGGAGTAGATCAGAAGACTGCTGAAAAGCTAGTCCAAGGTTACCTCGATGGGTTTCCTCAGCTTAAAGAATGGAGAGAGAATTCTAGACTTCAAGTTAAAGCTCATGGATATATAAAGAACTATGTTGGTAGAGTAAGACATTTACCTAAGGTTCAAAAGACCTATATGAAATTTCAAGACCGTATGATGGATTGGAGATTCAGAAAAGAGCTAGAACCTAAGTATGGTAAAGAAGCTGTAATCAAAGCATATAGAGATTATCGAAATGGATTAAATAACTGTCTTAACTTTCAATTGCAATCATTAGCAGCCGCTGTAGTAAATAGAGCAGCATTAAAGATTAACCTTAAAGCTAAGGAATTGGGAATAGATGCTATATGTCAAGCTCAAGTTCATGATCAATTAATCATCAACGTTGATAATAAAGACGCTGAGATGTTTGCTCCATATGTACAAGAGATAATGGAGAATACGACTAAACTACCTGGAGTTACTCTAAAAGCACCTCCAGAGATAGCTAATAATTGGGCAGAAGGCCATTAAAAACTTAATTTAAACCTATTTATTATATAATAGATCGACTTGAGAGCGGTATTATTATTTTAAATTTAACCGATGACCCTAGGGCATCACAAAACACAATGATATGAGTACATTATTTTTAGAACGTAATCCGTTCGACATTTTAGTAAGGAATTTTTTCCAAGACGCTAGTCAATATAGACCACTAGCAGAATCCAAATTACCACACCCAGTAGATATTTACGAAAGAGATAACGGTTTAGGCATTGATATTGCTTGTACCGGAATCGATAAAGAAGATATCGAAATCCAAACAGAGGGTAATATAATCAGAGTAAATTACGAACGACCAAAAGAAGAAAGAGACGATGTGTATATCCATAAGGGTATCGCAAAGCGTTCATTCAACTTAGGTTGGAAAATAGATAGTAGATATGATCTCAGCAAAGCAAAAGCTGAGTTTGTAAACGGGCTATTGAGAGTGACTGTACCTTATGCTAAGGGTATGGAATCTAAAGTATTAAAAATTAGCTAAAAAAACTGCTCTCAAGTTTGATCCTATTATTATTATTCTTATATTAATATTAAATAAAAAAAGTTATATACATGTCAAAAACATTATCACCATCAAATGACCGTATCCTTATCCAACCAATAGATGAAGGAGAACAAACATACGGTACTATTGTAATCCCAGATATGGGTAAAGAGAAACCTGAAATGGGTAAAGTATTAGCAATTGGTCCAGGACGTCAATCAGAATTAGATCCCTCGAAACTTATTTTAGTAAGATCATGTAAAGTAGGAGATATTGTACTGGTACCAAAAGTAGGTACCTTACGAATTGATTTCGAAGGAGATGAGTATTATCTAGCTCAAGATAGAGAAGTATTAGCAGTTGTTAAAGAATCATAAAAAATAATATGGCAAATAAAAAAGTTACATTTTCAAAAGAAGCTAGAGAAAAACTAGCAGTAGGTGTCGATAAGCTAGCAGATGCAGTAACAGCGACATTAGGTCCATCAGGACGAAACGTTATTATAGAACAAGACATGGGTAACCCAATTTCTACTAAAGATGGAGTTACAGTAGCTAAGTCTATAGAACTTAAAGATAAAATAGAAAACGCTGGAGCACAGATTGTGAAACAAGCTTCTATTAAAACTGCAGAACAAGCAGGTGATGGTACTACTACCTCTACTCTATTAGCTCAATCAATTTATTCTACTGGTTTAGACCGACTTAAAGCAGGTTCTAACTCGGTTGATATAAAGAAAGGTATTGAGAAAGCAGTAAAAGATGTAGTTGTATTCTTAGAGCATGAATCAAAAGAGATTACGGATGAAGAACAGCTAAAACAGATTGCTACAATTTCAGCAAACAACGACACTGAAATAGGTGAGTTAATTTCCACTGCTATGGATAAAGTTGGGCAAGAAGGAGTTGTTACTATTGAAGAGTCAAAGACGGGAGAAACATATTTAGAAACAGTCGAAGGAGTACAGTTCGACAGAGGTTATAAGTCTCCATATTTCGTTACTGATAATAGTACAATGACAGCTGTTCTTCAATCTCCGTATATCTTAATTACGGATAAAAGATTGAGTAACGTAAAAGAGCTACTTCCTGTATTAGAATCAGTCTCTCAACAAAGTAAATCTCTTCTTATTATCGCAGATGATATTGACGGAGAGGCATTATCTACTATGGTAGTTAATAAGATGAGAGGTATTCTTTCTTGTGCAGTAGTTAAAGCACCTAGTTTCGGAGATAGAAAGAAAGATATGTTAGAAGACATTGCTATTTTAACCGGAGGAACAGTAGTATCTACAGAGAAAGGTATGAGACTAGATAAGTTCCAAGGTGAATGGTTAGGTAAAGCTAATAAAGTTACTATCGGTAAAGATACTACTACAATTATTGATGCTAAAGGAGAAGAAGAAAAAATAACTCAAAGAGTAGAGGATATTAAGACTCTAATCGATGATACGACTTCACCTTATGAAAAAGAGAAGCTTCAAGAAAGATTAGCAACATTTATTGGTGGAGTAGCCATCGTTCATGTTGGAGGAATGACTGAAGTAGAAATGAAAGAGAAGAAAGATAGAGTTGATGATGCATTACATGCTACTAAAGCAGGACTAGAAGAAGGTATTTTACCTGGAGGCGGAATTGCACTGCTAAATGCATCTACATTCTTAACTAACCAGATTGGTGATATGGAAGGTGATATGCAAGTAGGTTACGATATTGTAATTGAAGCATTAGAAAGACCTTTCTACAAGATACTTCAAAATGCTGGATATACCTTCGATGAAATTGGAGATATTGAATTACACATTAAAGAAGAAGATGATTTCTGGTTCGGGTATAATCCTAGAGAAGAAGACTATTTCAATATGTTTAAAGAAGGTATTATTGACCCTACAAAAGTAACAAGGCTTGCTCTTGAAAATGCAGCATCTGTTGCCGGTACTTTATTGATTACTGAAGCAGTAGTCACTTCAGTTAAGGATAAGAAAGACAGTAGTGCTGGAGGTATTGACCCTCAAATGTTAATGGGATAATTGATTATGAATAAAGAAGCAATTTCAGACTGGATTAGCGATTATGCTAAAAAGAACGGAATTAAGCAACTAGTAATAGGAGTTAGCGGTGGAATTGATTCTGCCGTTACTTCTACTCTAGCAGCTGAAACTGGTTTACCTACAGTAGTTGTATCTATGCCTATTCATCAAAATGAAAATCAAGTATCATTACAGCAAGAACATATTAAATGGTTAAAAGGTAAATACAGTAACGTTTCATCTTATACATTTAACCTTACCGATACCTACGAGTCCTTTAAGTCAACATTAACACCTTATATTAACGATCTATCACTGGCTAATACAAGAGCTAGACTTAGAATGACCACTCTATATCAAGTTGCTTCTACTCACTCAGGAATAGTAGTTGGAACAGGTAATAAAGTTGAAGACTTTGGAGTAGGCTTTTATACTAAATACGGAGATGGAGGAGTAGATATAAGCCCAATCGCAGATTTAATGAAATCAGAAGTGTTTGCTTTAGGTAAGTCACTAGGCATTATAACTGGTATATTAGAAGCAGCACCAACTGATGGTTTATGGGGAGATGACAGAACAGATGAAGATCAACTTGGAGCTTCCTATGATGAACTTGAATGGGCAATGGAATGGGACGGTAAAATAGAAGAATTAAATAAAAGAGAGTTGGAAGTACTAGATATATTTCGTACATTGAATAATAATAACAGACATAAGATGGAACCAATTCCCATCTTTATTAACAAGTAAATTAAAAAACAAAAGAAAATGAGTAAACAAGAACTATTTGAAGCTATTGAAACAAATTTCAATACCTTAGCAGAAAACAATGCTGGATCAACTAAAGCATCTCAACAAAGAGCAAGAAAAGCAGCAGGAGAGATCAAAAAGTTAATCACTGATTACAGAAAGGCTTCTGTAGCAGAAAGTAAATAAAAGTTTGAACGACCTCGAGCCCGATCTATTTTCGAAAGTTAGTAGTAAGAGCAGACAGGTTAGGAACCCCTGGCCAGGTTAGGTAGGGACGCTCCTTAGTATGAGACTGTTGCATTTCGTCATGCTATTTAGTGCCAAGCCGTTACGTAGATTCACCCCGCAAGGGGTGTTTCTTGTTAATAATGATAACAATGTATATTTATAGATAGAATGAACTATGGGTTTGAAAAATGGCGAGGATACTCTGCTTCCCAATGGAGAAATGATCTCACTTGGAAAGTGTATGAGGTAGCCAAAAAGGTCATCAAAGCAGGTCATGCTGCATGGCGAAGAGCAATCAAATTGTTTGATAGTCAAAAACGTATATACCTTCCTGATCTAATTGATAAAGTATACATAATTCACTTACCCGGTAGACTAGATAGATTTAAAAAAGTCAAAAAACGACTTAAAGGAGTAAAACTAAAAGGTAAGAAAACTTTATACGATTATACAGAATTTATTGACGGAGTAGTAGGCAGCTCAGTACCTAAAGAAGGTAATGACATTATCACTCCTCAATATACTTTTGAAGAACATTGGAATATCGATCCTACACCTCAATGGAATACATTACCTAACAAAGATAGTATGATACTTGAATGCTCTGATGCAGAAAGAGGAGTATCAACAGCACACTATAACGTATGGAAAACTTTTCTAGATTCAGGAGAACAATCAGCTCTTATAATGGAAGATGATATTGAATTTGGATTTGGATTTAATAGAAAGCTAGAGAAAATACTAGAAGAGGCACCTTACGATTGGGATTTAATTTACCTATCATCGTTACCTTGTGAGACAGGCTTTACCTGGGAAGAACATTCAGAACATTTAGTTAGAGCTTATAACGGAGTATGGTGGTTATCAGGTTATATGATATCTAAACGATTTGCTAAAAGATTAATAAACGAAGCACCAATAATAGGTCCAGTTGATTTATGGATTAATTATATGTTTGAAGGAGCTAACGTTTTTGTAACACCAACAAGTATAATAGACCAAGCAGAAGATACTGCTTCAGATAATACATATTCATATGCTACACAGTTTTATTAAAAGGGCAGGGCGGGCGCTTTACTCTCTAACCGCAGGTTGCCACGCGCGAATTGAACCAACCATCCTCAACGCTCAATTGGAATATTTGGGAATTATGGGGATAATGTGTTTATAGTTGTCTATTTATAATTAAATTATTATATTATAGTATGTGGTTATCAACAGAAAATGGTTTATTAACGGAAGGTGAAAAGCAATACCTTGATGAGATTATTAGTGACTTTGAAACAAATCGTGTTCCCGGTCCTATTAATGCCTATAATCAACATGTATTGCCGAAAGATACTAAAGAACTATCCGGATTACTTGAAACATTAAAACAGACAATATTAGGGACAGATACCATTAATAAAGATGTAGTGCTCATAGAGATGTTTGTAAACTATGTGCAGCCGGAAACTAATAAAAACGATCCTCTTCATGAAGACCTTTCTAGATTTTCAACAATTACATTTTTAAATGATGACTATGAAGGAGGAGATTTAGAAGTAGAGTATAAGAATATTAATAGAATTGAACCCGAAGCCGGTAAAACGGTAATAATAGAAGGTTCAAAAATAAAACATCGCGTGCTACCGGTCTCGAAAGGACATAGGTTCACCTTTGTTACGTTTTGGGAAGTGATACAAAAAACCAAACAAACCTTAATGTAATGGAATTTATTTATTTTAGTGATGAGTGGAACGAAGAGAAAGCAGAAGGAAGTAAAATTGGAAGAAGTGGTGTTGACGTACCAAGAG